CAGCATTACAATACGCATCTGAGTGGGCTAAGGGTCGTAATCTTGGTGATGAGGGTGAAAAACCTCCAAGTGGCGGTAGTACAGCTAAACCTTTTAAAAGTTCTGAACACCGAGTCTCAGCAAAAGACAGATCTTATTTTGCACAAACTACTGATCGAAGACTTATGGGAATAAAAGAATAAATGGCACAAAAACAATTTCCTGTAGATCCAATCCAAACACAGCTAGTTAGGCCCACTAAAGATGTAACAGCTTTACAAACATCAGGTCCAGCTCAAACTGGTCTAGTAGGAGGATTACAAACTTTTGGTAAAGCTATAGGAACAGCAGCAGAAGTAGCTAAGGAACGTAGATTTGCAGAAGATATGATTACTGCTGGTTTATATGCAGCTAAAGAACAAGTAGCTCCTGGATTAGTTTCACAAGAAGCTTTACTTCATAACTATAATTTACTAGATGAAAACTATGCTGCTAGAGTTTTAAAACAAGTAGAAGTACATGATAATAATACGGCTGCTGATATATCTAACCATTTAGGGTATAGTACAGAACAAAAAGCTATACAACACGCTGACTTTATTAATCAAATTAAAGCAGAAGCTACTCGTAGTATAACTCATAATGGTGAAGCTTTAGGAACACTGTTTGTTAAGTTAGATGGTTATCTGCATAAGTGGAATACAGATATAGCTGAATTTGAAAAAATGAGTCGTATGCAAAATGGTGTGGAAGCCATAACTAATAGTATAGAAAGTCAGGCTCAACAATTTGGTGGAACGTCAGGAGAGAATACATTTAGACTACCAGATATGAAAAGGTGGTCTAAAAAGCTTACTGATCTTGGACTTCAACATGAGTGGATAAATGTTGGTGGTACAAAATATCGTGCTGCAATTAATATAGATGTTAATAAAGCTCTTTTTGTAGCTCTTAAAAATACTGTTGTTGATATGTATGACCAGAATCCTAATTTGTATGTGTATTTACAAGACAGGATTGAAGATTATTTTAAACCTCTATCAGATAAAGAAGAAGCTTTAATTACTGCTGGAAAACAAGATGCAATAGGAGATCACCAAACTTTTAAGTCTTTGTTTGCTGAGCTTAATAAGACAGTGACAGATATACAAAAGGGTAAGGCTAAAGAGGACACAACAAATCAAAAAGAATGGTTTGTTGGGTGGTTAGAAAGAAGAACTACATCTAGTCGTAACCATCCATTTAATCATGATGGAAGTGAATTACCTGAGTTTATTGCGAGGTTTGGAGATGATGTTGCTGCATATATAAAAAAAGCTAACACAGCTCTTGATGCTACTCTATGGGGTGAGTATAGTGAGCCGTTTAATAGCGGTTTACTTGGAGTTCAAGACGGTTCGTTAAAAACGGTAGAAGAAGTAGTTATTTTTGGTCTAGCAAATAAATTAGATAGCACTGCTGTTGGTAAATTAAAATCTTTAGTAGGAGAGAAAAAAACTCAATTTAA